CTGTCCGCTCCGCCGTCCGTTCTGTGCCTTGCGCCGCTTGATTTCTGCCTGTACCAGGTCGTAGGTCTCCACGCTGACAATGGCCGGATGACTGTTTTCTACGAAATATTGGGGCACCTCGCCCGAACTCCCCCCATAAAGAACGTTTTTCAGGGCAAAAAAACAGCGGTATCTTCAAAGAAAACCGAAGATACCGCTATCAATTTGGTTGTATTTCCCCTATAATATTGTAAATGATCCGAACCGTCTGATGTTTCTTGCCGTCGATGCGTTCCAACTTCCCGACAATGACTTTATCGATGAAGGCCGCCGCGATTTCATGTGTCAGTTCTTTCATGTCGGTGTATTTTTTAACCAGCGCCAAAAACTTGTCCGCGCTGTTCGCTTTTTCGGTTTCCGTGTGGATGGCCGTCTGCAGCTCGGCGGCCCGCGCTGCCAGTTTCTTCTGCTCCGACTCGTATTCTGCCAGCATTTTCGTGAAACGCTCCGCCGGAAGCATCCCCTTGACCTTGTCTTCGTACAGCCCGTTTATGACGCGGTCGATTTCATCAATGCGGGCAGCTGCCTTGGCGTATTCGGACTGCATATCCCGGAAAGCCGCTTCCTCCGTACGCCGCATCTGCCGCTCGACCAGTCCAATGAACTCCGTGACGTGCTCCGCGGCGAAGGCCGTTATTTTCTGTAAATCCTGCAGGACAAGGAATTCTACCGCAACCCGCGTGATGCGGTGGGAGCTGCATTCGCCGCGCGCCGTTTTGTATTTCCCGCAGCTGTAATATTCGCTGTAGGATTGAATCGTCTGGCAGCGGGAGATGTGAAGCTTGGAACCGCAGTCGGCGCAGAAAATCAGGTTTGTGAGCGGCCCCATCTGCCCCATGCGGTTCGGACGGCGCCTCCCGGCGTCCCGGATGCGCTGCGCCGTATGCCAGGTTTCCTCGTCCACAATCGGAGGCTGCGTGTCTTTCGTGATGATCCATTCCTCCTGGGGCTTGTCGATGACACGCTTGTCTTTATACGACCTCTTCGTCATTTTCATGCTGACCGTATGCCCCAGGTAATCCATCCTGCCCAGGATATCGCTGATAGCGGTATGCTCCCACTGCCGTCTTAATGGGTTCTTGCGGATGCTGTATCCGCCGTTGGGATTCAAACCCAGTTGCGCCTTGCGGACGACCGGCGGGTCGATGCCGCGTTCGTTGAGGATTTTGGAAATGCCGAACATGGAATTTCCATTGATAAACAGGGAAAATATCTCTCGGACGACATCGGCTACTTCTTCGTCGACAATCCACACCTTTGGATTCTCGGGGTCTTTCATATAGCCATAGGGAGGGTAACCCGTCAGATGCTCTCCCGCCAACGCCCTGGATTTCATAACCGACCGTATCTTTTTCGAGGTGTCCTTTGCGTACCATTCATTGATGATGTTGCGGAACGGGGTGAAATCGTTGTCTGCGCGGTCGCTGTCCACCCCGTCATTGATCGCGATAAACCGGACTTCCGCCTCCGGCAGCACGACCTCCGTGTAATAGCCCACTTTGAGGTAGTCGCGCCCAAAGCGGCTCATGTCCTTCACAATGACCGTGCCGACGTTCCCGGCCTCCACCTCAGCGATCATGTCCTGAAAACCGGGCCGGTTGAAGGTCGTGCCCGAAATGCCGTCGTCCACGAAGAAACGCGTGTTAATGAATCCGTTGTCGGAGGCGTAGCGGGCCAGGATGGCTTTCTGATTTGTGATGCTGTTGCTGTCGCCCTGCATGGCGTCGTCGCGGGAGAGGCGGCAGTAAAGCGCCGTGATTTTGCTCCGGTCAGCAGGCGTTGCAGACATAAAATCAACCTCCATAATTATCATATATTACTAACCATATTAACTCTGAAGTCCCCGTATATCCAGCGGATAAAGATAACTGTTTGATAACTTTCCCCGGCTCTCAGAGCGGGCGTCTTGGAGCAGCAGACGCCGGATTACCTGCAGAGCGTTTTCGGTAGCGCCCTCACGGAAGACCCGCTCTACGGTGTATGTGGTAGCGCCGAATTTCGTTTCAAAAGTTGATGTGTTTTCCATGAAATAAATCCTCCAAAGCGAGGCGGCGGAGAAAACCCCCGCCGCCCTATAATGAAATCCACTTTGAAGCGATGTACTTTATTCTGTGTTCTTTGATGATGGACTACTCCGCCTGGACAGCCCCGGCCCCCGCCTTCGACAAAGCAAACACCGCCGCCTCAATGCAGCCATTCACGATCTTTTTGATCTTCGGCGTCAGAGGTACATTGGCAACTTTCAGCATCTCATACACCAGTTCGGTCGCCGCCTCTTTTCGGTCGTCAGCATCAATCTCATGAATTTTGTAAAGTTGCTCCGCTGTTGCCACTGCTTCTTTCGCCCATTCCATGATTTTTTCGATGATCTCGAAGCCCTGCAAATCCGGGAAGACACCTTGCAGGCCTCCGAAGACCGCCCCTGCCGAGCCCAGCGCGCCGGACACTTTCGAGATGCCCCCCGAGAGGTCGATGCCGCGCTTCACCAGCGCCGGGATGATGAATGCCAGCACCCCGAACACCGCCAGTACGATGCCCACGATTAAGATGACTACAGTCCAGTTTTCCATTTTGTTTTCGCTCCTTTTTTACTCAAATTTGATATATGCGTCGGCAAAACCCGCCGCCTTCGCCTTGCTCAGCAAAGCGTCGGCATTGCTTTTTACCGTAAACGCCCCGATCTGTACGCGGTAAAATTTTCCCGCACTGTCCGGCGGCTGCGCTGTCGGAGTCCCGCCAGACGGCGGTTGCGTCGCGGGCTTGTCTTTGGAATCGTAATACTTCTTCACCAGGTTCAAGAAATCGCCCCAGTGGGGGCGGATGTACTGCGGACAGCTTTTCTGCGGGTAGAAGTAGTTGTGCTGATAGACGTCATACGCCGGGTCGAGTCCGTACTTCTTGCAGAGGTAGGCGACGAGCTTCGCGGTCGTATCCTCGCTGTCCTTTCCGCTGCCGATACACTCGATGGCGACGGTGTCCAGGTTCCCGCCGATGGTCTGGCCCTTGCCCGGCGGGTTTGGCCATCCGTGGCGTGCCAGCCGCGCTCCGTCTCTTTCAGATTCTGCCAGATATCGACGCCGTGCACATAGAAATGCACGACCACCCCGGCCATGTTCTGGTTGGGCCAGGTGGCGCGGGTGTACTGCTCCGCCGGGGTGGTGCCAGCCGCGACGTTGATATCGTTTGTGTTATGCACGGTGATACCGCGCGGTTTGCCGTCCCCGCCCAACGGCAAACAGGGCTTCATGGGCTGCCCCTTTTTGCACCAGCTGGCCACGTCTTTGCTGGCCCTGACGCTGTCCGGGATGATTTTTTCCTTGATGGTGATGCTGTACTCACCCACAGTTTCTTTGCGTGTCTTATCCGGTTGTAAAATAGTTGCCATGGTTAATCGCCCTTTCTGATAAAAAAATTACGCCTGTAAAAAAACAGGCGCTGATTGACAGCGTTCGCTATACTGTCAAGCATCGATCCTCCTCCCGCTATTTTTTTACACTGAGCAGCGCGCCGATCTCCACCGCCGCGTCCTGCATGATGTCTACGGCGTCTTGCAATGTCCTGTCGTCTACGGGATCGCTGTAATCCACACCGACGAAGCCGATGACCCGCCTGCTTAAATCCGTGATCTTTACCCGGACGGATACGGATACCCCGCGCTTCGCCAGGGTCTCGTAACCCAGTGCGGAATCCATATCGTAATTGCGGTTGTTCACGTCCAGCACGATGTAGGGATATCGGTTGAGCGAATCGTAGATGATATTGTAGAGCTGCAGCGACAAATCCTTCCGGGCCAGTGCCTCCGACTTCACGCCTTCCCCCAGGGCCTCGTAGACACAAGACGTCTTTAAGAAGGGCAGCCCGCCCAGGCTCATGGTGCCGTTGTGGTACTCGAAGACGTAGGCCCGGCAGGCCCTTGTGCGCAGCACGTTCCGGTCCAGCAGCGCCTGAATCGTCTTGCTGACCTGCATGCGCAGCGCGGCCAGCTCATCGTGTTTCTTAACGCCGATCTTCTCTTTCAGGTAGTCGACGCCGATGTTCCCGAATTTGACGGCAAAAATAAGGACGCCTGCCGAAATGACAAGCGCCAGGCCGTTTTTTGAGATCAACTCCAGCAGTTTTTCCAGTGTGTCCAAGTTTTTCACCTCCGCTATAAATACATAAGTCTGCTTCCGATGTATGCTGCCCGTGTAGTCGCCGTCGCATTGAAGAAAAGCCGAAACGGCCCGGATTCGTCCCCGGTGTTATACGCGCTTCCGGCAAACAAAACTCTGTTTGCGTATGACGCGCAATAGGCATACCACGGCGCGGAATTGATGTTGTAGCCCGCCATTCCCGTCATTCCTGTTTTCATAATGAAGCCCGCTTCGGTCGTCCCCACCGGCAGTACTAAATAGTCCATACCGTCGCTTGGAGCGCTGGGCCCCTTATTGATATATCCCGTTCCGGTATCATTGGAATTCTGAAACGCGGTCAACACATCCCTGTTTTGATCCAGGTACACGCCGTCAATAAACTCTTGTAGATTTCCCCACAGGTCTTCGATTCCGAAGTCCTTCATTTGTGTTCTGTCTACCCCATTATTATCAATGAACGTCATTCCCCTTTGGTTTGTTGTTCCGGTCTGCGCCGGCGCGGTTTTGTTTCTCCAGCCAAGGGCATATTCCCGATGCGGACGCGCCGATTTCGTCTTGATCAGGATCAAACATTTGCCATGAATTCCCGGGCGGCCTGGGTCAAAGCCTCCCGCGCCTCCTCCAGGGTATCGAACCATTGATAACCTCCGCCCGTCTCAACGGGGTCGATCTCACCGTCCCAAAATCGGATATCTTCGAAACGAACCACTTTTTCTTTGATAAACGGATATTTTTCGATGTGTGGAGAATCCACCCAAGGCTCCGGCGGTTCCAGCGTGATGCCGTCAAAACCCACGGGAATACAGCGAGTCACCACGTCTTCCGTGTTGACGTTTTCCTCGATGCCGTCCAGGTTGTGGCCGAATTCTACGCGTACCCCGTTGTCCTGCCCGACGCGGCTCATAATGTACAGGCTGAAATTGTCAGGAAAGATTTCGCCGCCCCAGCGGTTGAGAAAACTGTTCTCATAGTTTCCGGCGATGGCCTCTATCACATTGCGGCGGACGTAATAGGCGGTGTTGATCACCGGAATGTTGCTGTGGGCGGTAAAATCCGTTCCCTCCAGAATATCCTCCAGCGCGTCCTGCCCGTTTTTGTTGGTGGGGCGCTTATCCAGAATCACCTTGCGCTCCAGGTCATAATAAATGTGCCGGGCGTAGGCCGTGACCGTGCCTGCCGCTGAATTCTTTTTGACCTCATAGATGCGGAATAACTGCTTTTTGGAATAGGGCGTGGGGCAGGCGATCAAATTGTCGTTCTTCAGATATTTCCATCGCCCCTCCGGATCAAAGCCGTGTTCCAGCATAATTTCCACCATGCCGTTCAATTCCATGCTGAACACGCAGCTGTCCGGCAATAGAGCCATGTCTCCGTTGCGGCTGTAGTCCGTGTTTTTCCAGTCATATACCTCAATCATCATAATGTCCTCCAGTTCGGGATAATAGAGGCGGAAAAGCCGGATGAAACGGAAAACGTATTGTCTCCCGGCTGCAGAAGCAAGTGCACATAATCCCCGGCCATATAGCGGTTGCGGATTTCCTGCTGCCCGGAATAACACAGCTGCCGCTGGGTGTCGACGGTGATTTCATCCTGTACCTCCACGCTGATGCCGTTTCCGTTTACCGTTAGTTCCGCGATGCCGTCTCCGGCCAGCCTGTATACTGGCTTCGACAGTTCGTAGGCGTTATACAGCGTGGTTGGCAGGGTTCGTTCCTTTGTGCCTTCCACCAGATAAGAGTAGGGATCACAGGTAAAGCGCAGGCTGAACCGGCTCAGCTGTTTCAGCACGCGCTCCGCGTTGCTGATTTCCGCCTTTTTCACGGCATAGAAATATTCGAAGTCGTCGTGCAGCTGCAGTTCGCCGCTGCCGGGCCCATAAATCCAGCGTTTGACCTCCCGCAGCTTCTGGGCAAAAAATTCCGGCGCAACAACAAAATTGCAGTCCATAGAAAAAACAATATCTTCGAAAGTGCCCTTGTCCCTGTATAACTTTCCGTCCCGGCCCTCCACTTGGATTTCCTGTATTTTGGGCCGGGGGACCGGCACATCCGGCCTGCGAATAATATGAAGACCCAATTCTGTGCTGGATGTTCCGTTGTAACGGAAATAGTAGTCAGATATGCCGATCACGTCCTTTCTCGTTTGATAAATATTCCTTGATAAGCCCAACAGCCTGACGCCTGCGTCCTGATTCCGGCCTCCTGTGTCACTCGCCCCGTGTCCTTTTCCGGTTGTTCTGATCCCGCGTGATCTCCCGAACCACCTCCGTTTTGGTTTCGCTGGCGATCTGCCTGCCGTTCAGCAGGTTGGTCACGTGGACGGTGATGTTGCCGCCCCAGTCGCCGCGCTCCTGTACCGGATTGGTATAATCCCCATAGGCCCCACCGCCGTATCCACCGTGAGGCCTGCTGCTACCGGTGCTGGTGGCCGCCAGCAAATCCAGCGACAGCCGCCGCATACCGCCGGTAAACCCGGCCTCGATCCCGACAGCCAGCAGTTCTCCATAGGTCTTGCCCTGATTCAAAATGCTGTCATTTTGTCCCTCCAGCACCTGCCGGATACGCTCTATCACGGCGAATACCGCCCTGTCCAACAGCACGATGCTGGAAATGAGGCCCTCGTTGATGGCGGCAATGGCCATCTTCGCGGTAGATTCTCCCGCCTCCTTCATGGCCAGCAGCATATCGTCGGAGGTGTCGTCCATCTCATGATTGAAACCCTGACCCAGGCCCTCCGCCATATATTCGCCGATTTCCGCGAAGACTTTTGAGGGGCTCTTGATGATAAAATCCACAATGCCGTTGATGATGGCGGGCAATTCCTGAATGAGCTCCGGCAGGGCAATCAGCAGGCCGTCCGCCAACCCGAGAATCAGTTGCAGCGCGGCATGGAGGAGCAGGGGCAGGTTATCGACTAATGTTTTGCAGATCAGAATAACCGCCTCCATGATGGCGGGGATCAGCTTGGGCAGCGCGTCTCCTAATCCTTGAACCAGCGCGACGACAATTTGCACGGCGGCGCTGATCAGCAGCGGCAAGTTGTCAATCAAAGCGCCCGCGATCATCATAACCGCGTCCACCGCCACGGGCAGCAGTTCCGGCAGCAGGACGCAAAGCAACCGCAAAAGCTGCGCGAATAAATCCGCCACAGTCGAGGTCAGCAGAGGCAGAAGGTCTCTGAAGGCCGGAACCAGAGCGGCCAGCGCTTCGGGCAAAACCGCCATCGCCGTTGTGAGCAGCGGCGATACGGTCTCGATTAGCCCGACTGCCGCCGTCCGCAAAAAGCCGCCGAGCTCTTTTGTTTTGTTCTGGATGTTGTCGGTC